TTTGTTATATAGCGTGTACTAGGATTACTGCTACAACAAGAATATTTCATATATTTAAATATTTGTACTATACAAACACTATCTAGCTGTACTCAAAAGCCCACTAATATCGGCAATTTCTTTATGTATTACTTAGTACCTGAGCGTATACAAATTATATACGCTTGACTACAATTTGTATACACTGGCGTAAAGTCCAATTTCTAAACAATTCCGGTTACTTTAAGGCCCTAGGTACAATTGGTAGAATGTTTACCATCTAGTACATGATAAAGGGCTGAGTACGTTGGCAAGTAGGAATAAGGGCCGGTTTTTTCGTGCCAGCAGCAGGGCGAGCCGGACGTTGGTACAGAAATACATAGTACATTTATACTAAGTACTAGCCCCACACCCTGTACTTGGCCTTGTATCAAAAAGTTGGTACAATTTGGCTTTACTCAATACTAAGTACCGATCCCGTCTGGGCTTGACTTCCTAGCCCATTTGTGCTATAATCCTTCTTGGAGGTCCTCCCATGATAAAACACCATCAAGTACTAGAAACTTCAGTAAAACTCTCGGCTGAAAAGATACTAGAAATGCCTATTGTGAAAGATGTTGATTTTATACCAGAAAACCTGCGAGAAGCAGAAGGAGGATACAGGGCAATTGGGTATAACAATCCACGCTATTTCAAACACTTTACTCACCAGGAATGGCCCTAGAAAATAGGGCCATTTCTTTTATTTTCAGAAATCTTGAAACTTAGTAATTAGTACCAAATTTTTCAATTTCTAAGAGAGGCCGGTTACTTAATCAGTAATAAGTACAAAGCAGGCATTGTGTCCAGGCTATGCGAATAGGTCTGTACTTAGTACGTGGTAGGGGCGAGAGTACAAATAGGAATTCTAGTACAATTCATAATGTTATTACATTCTTTCAATAATTGACAGAATTCTCGCGGAATTCTTTAAGGTCAATTAGCAGGATTCTGGTATATGATGATAACGAATCTAGAGTAGTGAGACGGTATAGCACCGTCATGGCGAAGAGGTGCCGCCGAGTCGAGAGGCCTCATTCTAGGATGGTCAAGAATCCGCGTTATCTCTTTCTAGGACGCTTCAGAGAAAGGGAGGCGTAAGTTATCAGGATATTTTGACCTCCGAAAGGATTTAGGAGTCTAGCATGGGAATCGCGTATCAGATAGTCAATTCGCGAGGATTCTTGATTTGTGGGGAGGTAACACTACTCAGAAGTCAGAATCCTAATCCTATCGCCTCACTTCTCACTATCGCGGACAATATCACTTCTGGAAGATGGCGGGAGGTTGTTTACCGCGTTCTATCTCCGGAGGTGATGAATCCTGTACGTGTGAGGCGTGAGAAAGGAAGGATAACCGCCACTATAGCACACTAAGGATTCGCAATCCTATACCGTTTCCGATGCTAGAATTCTCTGAGAGGATGATACAATGTCCACAAAGGCACTAGCAAAAAGACTCGCGGAAAAGAAGACTCCGCGGGCGCGAGAAGAGTCAACCGAAAGGGTGAGTCTTCCTATCATGTCAAAGAAGACACAAGACTCACTAGAGTCTCTCGCGAGGTCATGCATTGCCGCCGCCGCAAAAGAAGCGTATCACTATCCCTACACCGCGAATCCTGTCGCGCAATATCTCGCGAATTCGCGAGTGACGGGAGAGGTGATGGTCAAGTCTCCGGAGGGAAAAAAGATAGCAATATCCCTCCGCGATTACTGGCCAAATTGGGAGTCGAGCGATGGCGGCAAGACTCGGACGTACGGCAAGCACGGACAGGGTGACTTGATTCAAAGACTCATGGCGGGAAACGTGAGTCACCCTCTCGCGGAGCTTCTGGAAGAACTGGGATATTGTGCGCTATCCATCCTGAAGGCGCGAGAGGCGTCACCCCGCGAAGGACATATCAAGACTCTGTGCTTCGCAGCGCTAGAAAGGAGCGGCTTTAAAGTCGAATCCGCGAAAGTAGGGGAAGTGACCTACAACCGCGAGACAATCGAATCGAAAGCCGCTAAACTCCAGAGAGTGGTAGATGGCGGTATCGCCTCTGGTCAGTATGTCAAAGTACGCGGAAGGAAACAAGAGGACGCTGGCAAAGTATATAGTGACGGTAGATAGATGACAAAACTCCCCACTATCCGAAAAAAAATAGTGGGGAGTTTTTCTTTGCCCAGCCCCGGTGGTACATCAGAGACAGAAAACCTCAAATTTTAAACGATGTCGGTAAAAAAATTTCAAAAAAATTTTCTGAACTAATATCGGATAATTATACTCTGGATTGGTATGGGAAAGTTATGAGCCTAAAGTGGGAACCTTCTGTCTTCCAGAAGCCTCCTCCAACATCAGGCCAGTTATAGGTAACTGAGCCGTTGGCGAAGCCTACATCCATATATTTAGGCATTAATGCCCAATCTCTATTAGGACCAATTTCTCTGTCCCAAACAGACCAGCCAAGACCTCTTCCTTCTCCGGCATCATCCCTATAAAATTCAATTAATCCTAAACCACCAACTCTTGGGCGTATTCTTTCTGCTTGAGGGACAAATGCCCATGCCCAAGTACGCTGACCAGCTCTAGGGGCACCATCTGCATATACTTCAGTGAACATTCTATCTCCAAAAGATACGTAAAGGTCAATATATTGCATATCTCCTAAACGATGAAGTCCGGCTGAGTAGATGGCATAAGCTCCTGTTCCAATATAAACATTGGAATCGTCCGTCTTAAAACGGAATTTTAGTAGTGGTGTGATATCTTCGTGAGTCCAGCCTGCTCCTAAAGTGGCAATTAATGAGTCAATTACGCTAACTCTACTCTCTAGGCTGCCTACACGCCCGTCTAGGGCACCTATCAGGTCATAGATAGGAGTAAGGTCTGGTGAAGGTCCTGGAGTGGCTGAAATCGGGATAAAAGCTCCATCATGCAAATAACTTAAAACTCCATCTACCAGGAACATACCATCAACTTCATAAATCTCTGTCATTATAGTCCTCCAGCCAACTGTATGATTCATGTCCTCTAGGACAACGTATAACTACTTTTACTTTACCATGTCCGAAGGGATATCTTTTCTTTGTTAATTCTGTGCCACATTGAATGCACTTATTTGGACAACCTCTATAGAAATATTCTTCTGATGGAGTCACAGGTCTTGAGTTCTTTCCAGCAAAGTTTATAAGAAGAATTATGATGATTATTAATACTACTGGTGCCAACAGGCCAAATGTATTCACAAAACCCTCCGCGACTCTTGTTGTTTTTTATAAAAATCTGTTGTTTTTGATTATTCTAAATTTTTTCTTTCTAAAAGTTATTTTTAATAATTTTATTGTATTAATAATAAATTACTCAGTTAATTCATCTATTAAATCAACTCCAAAGAGAACTTGGTCCGATAAACCAACATCCCCAAGAAGCCCGGGCTCATCAAATGCAGGAGAAGGTTCACTATCTACAAGAGGCTGATAGTAAGTAATATCAGAATATATTATAAGATCAGAATAAACATATCCTGTTGCATTTTGTGCTATTACTCTAACGATAATATCTTTAGGAAAGCTCTCAGAATTAGTCCAAATAGCTTTTACCTTTTCCCATACACCTGTATCATCAATAGTTTTAATTGCCTCTGCTAAAGGCTCTCCTCCATCATCAAATGCAGGATCAAGTACTGGGTCAATAATCTGTACTCTTGGTAAATAAGACATTGATACAGTCTTTTGAAACCAAGCTACAGCATATATTGTATCTCCAGGCTCAACTACAACTTTCTTTTGATAATAGCATGGAAATGTTGCACTAGCACAACCATGTCTAAATGAGCGCTCTCTTCCAGTCACCACAGGAGTACTTACAGTTAAAACCTCTCCTCCTCGAGTCCAGGCTTTAAAATTATTTACTATTCGATTATGGTTAAAGCTTTCCGTATAAGAAGTTTTATTCAAAAGTGGCTGGTTCCAATTAGGAAATTCTACTGGAGGAAATAGACAATTGTATAACTTAGCTCCAGCAACAGCATTAAATCCACGTTCACAAAGGCTGTCAGCCTCACAGTCAATAAATACTGCATCATCTACTTGGGAAGCAAATGCCGCTGTTAAACCTTCAAATGCACGGCATCTTATAATAATATGGCTACCAATATAAACCATACCATGTTGGCAATAATAAGCGTCGCAATCTTTTACAACTGTGTCATGTCCGCCTTGAGAAAATGCACTATTGGTGCTGGCGGCAGCATATGAATTAGAGGCTTCACAAGCCCATCCTCCTGTAATTAATCCATATGCTCCATTATGGACAGCACAATTAGAAACTATAGATCCATAACACCAGTTTATAAATGCTGATGATGGATTATTTATACTTATTGAATCCGTAATTGGTACTAAATAAGCATATATTATCATTGTTCTAGCATTTAATGCTGAACATTTTGATATTGTACATAAACTTGGATTAGGGCCACTTCTTACAAAAGAGCCTTCAGCTGTCGTATTGTGGAGAGTGCAATGAGAAACTGTCCAACCACCTCTAGCATACAATATGCCTGCCGATGTATTAAGAAATCTAACACCATGCATCTTTCCATTGTTTGATACAGTTATAAAACCAAGCGAATAACTGCTCCCTAGCCATTGAGTTAATATATTACGAGAGATAAGCATAATCTTATCAATAACTTGATGCTGATTAACAAGTCTAGTAAGAGGTGTGCCTGAATTAAGTGTAATAATCCTAGTATTAGGATCATAGTTATCAACAATAAATGATTCTGAAGCTGGAGAATGCGGTCCTCTAACTGTACTGTCAGATATTCCTATTATATCTCCAGGTCTTAGCCACAATAAAGGTCCAGAACCGGCCAGTAAAATATGTGTATTATCTTGTTTAGATTCTATAGCATACCAAGGTTCTCTACGCTCTCCATAGAAATTAATTGAACTTACACTACAATAATATGCTCCATTTAAAGCTATTGTAGCTACTTCTGGTACTACAGGAGTCATAGATATATCGTCAGCATAAAGCGAAGCACCCGGAGCATATTCTCGCTTAACTCCTATCCAGTGATGGGCCGCTGTAGCGGTAAACTGTACCGAATAGTACTTCCATGTTGGTCCGGGGTCAACTGAAATAAGCGATGTATTATCAACATGAATACCTACTAGATTCCCAGATGCTGATGAACGTAGCCATGCTCCAATTAGGTAGGTTTTACCAATTTCAGTAAGCTTATATTGTTCTATTCTACAATGATTATTTCCTAAATCAACATCAAATCGAACAGAGCTATTACCAGCATATACGATGCTAGTCTCTTGGTTAATTGTAGAACCACCAACAGTGCCTTCGTTCCAATCAGTAAGATTGTGAGAATCTATCCAATTTTCCAATTCACCATCAATAATTGAATCCATTGGAATAGGGTCCTCTTCGGAATTACCAATAAATAGCTGACCAGTACCAGTAATATTTCCAGCCATCTTTAAATAAGTCACTGTTCCATTGGTAGTAAACCTTAATGTACCAGTTACAGTTATTCCTACAATACCAGTTCCAAAGGCCGACTGATTAACATCAAAAGTAACTGTGTGTCCTATAGCTATAACAACAGTGTCTCCATCAATTGGAACAGCTCCTCCTGACCATACTGTAGGGTCTGACCATAAACCTGTTTTTTGAGAAGTTCTAGTAGCCATTAATACCTCACCATATATTGTACTTAAGTTTAAAGTAAGCCTCTAATTGATCTCTTTCGCTTGTCGAGAGAGCCTTATTAAAGGCCACAATTTCTGCAATATCCCCAGCAAGTCTTTCACCACTTGATCCAGACGTTCCAAGGCCAATAGTTCCAGGAACACCATTATTTGCATTATTTCCGTATGATACTCCATTAACTCTAAACTCATTATTTCCAGTACTACATATAACTCCGGCATATACAAACTTTTCATTTACTATTGGAGGTCCAATGATAAGAGCTCCATTATAATATTGATGATTATCAGTTCTAGGGCCAATCAACCAGTTATTTGATCCTTGAACTGCCCTTCTTTCAATGGATGTTGGATCTGTTCTATTATATACAGCATATAGAGAGAATGGTAAAGAATTTATTACACATGTCGTAACCATTCCATCATTAACATTATCAAATCTTAAAATATTTCTATTATTAATAATGTTTGCATATTTCAGTGGCCTATTTGCAGAAGTCCCTTGAGTTGCACTAAAATTATTTCCAGAAAAATCTTGCCACAGATCTACAGAAACTCCATCAGTTTTAAAAGTTAGATCTCTTCCATCTAGCCATAAAACACATCCCGAAATTCTTGTTGGAACCCAGGTTGCAGGAAGAAATCCAGCAATTCTAAAGTTATCAAAACGTGCATTGGTCGGAGTTTGTGTCAATGTATCTAAAATAATCCCAGCTTTTGTAGTAAAATAATTTCTTAAGTATGACGTATCATTATAAATTAATTTTTTTTCCTCTAATGTTCGTAAATTAGTAAAAGTAGCTCTTATCAGAGGTCCATTAAAGAAAGCATGAATTTTTATAGAATCCCCAAGAGACATTCCAAGTGTTCCCAATGCTCTAACTGTAGTACTAGGATCATATATTCCAATATTATTTGAAATATCCCCAGGTTCTACGAAAGCCATCCATCCAGATAATGCATTATCTCTTACTCTAAATATAAGTCCTCCGTGGTGATTTATTAAAGGATCTGAGATCATTGTTCCCTCAATAATACCATGATATACCTCAGACTCTATTATTACACCTTTTAAAGAGGATGTTGCTGTTCCAATATATCTTAATTTATTCTCATAGATATCCCAGGCATTATTTGACAACGATCCCAATGACCAAGATGATCCAGGAATTCTCACATCTGGAATATGATTTTGTATTAAAACCCCATCAGAATCTTTAAATAAATCTTTTATATACTCTGAATAAGCACTTCCTCTGCTATTCAAAAGTCCTAGTCTAGTATTGGGCATTTTATTCCTCTAAGTAATAAACTAAATAACCACCTACATAGGTTTGTGGAGCAAGAGTTAATACCAAAGCATTTCCTACCTCTGTTTCAAGAGGATGCAATCCATCTGCTGTGGGATGCGGTAATACAAATCCTGCTCCACCAGCATCCAAAGTAAGTTCTCCAGTAAGTCTATATCCACTTGCAGATCCACTTCTAAAGCAAGCATTTGTTATTCCAGATGCAATAAGCAAACAAGAAAGAACTTTTATTTTTTTTCCAGTGACCGCAGGAACTAGTGTATTAGAACCACTAGATACATCAATAGCAGCCCTAGATATTGTTACTCCGCCTAGAATAAATTGTGACATTTATATCTCCTTTAAGGTATTTTTGATATTAATTCTAATAATTCAGATGGATGAGTTACAATAAATAAAGCTCCATATAAAAATACTAATCCAGCAAGTCCATATAAGGCTAATTGAACTCTTCTTATATGGTTTCTATTTACATAGGTTGCTGTGTAAACATCCTTAAGAAGTGCTAAAATGAATAATTGAACAGTTTTAGAATCAGCAGGAGGTTTACTTCCATTTTTTATATAATCTTCTAGAGCTTTAAAAACTGCCGTATTTGTCTCATCATCAATTGGAGTCAAATCAATTGGAAATTTTTCCATTAATCCCTCATTAGCCACTCACCTTACCCGGTGAATGCGGCTCTATAATAATTATATCAAAATTATCTTGAAATCTGAACTAAAGTGCAAGTTACATGAGCTATTACTATGTCGGTAGTATCATCATGATTAGCCATAGCCAAACTTATAACATCATCAACATCTAAATCCAGAATTGCATGCCCAGATAAAACTTCTGGTCTATTTGATCCTCCTGGGGATACTTCTGCGTGTGCTGTACTACTTTCTAGTGGAGTTCCATTTAACATAATACAACTTTCTACTGTTTTATTAGCCACTGATGCTGTAAGGGCTGATATTGAATAATTTATCAAATATTTGCCAACTACAGTTATTTTTAATTCACAATCATTTTGAAACACCACACCACTTATTTCTCCAATACTTAAATCATCATCTATTTTAACAAAAGTATCGGGCGCAGTTATATCTACCACATGTGTTATATTATCTGCATACATGTGTGCATAATATATATCTTTATCTTGAACAGTAATTCTAGTTCTTCCCATAATTAGTCTGCCTGTAATAAGGTAAGTTCACTTCCTTCTAAAATTTGATTTAAGTTAGTATATGGTCTTGTTCTAAAGAATCTGGATACAGCCTTTGTTTCAAAGGATGTATTATTAATAATAAATATACCAATTTGACCTATATCAAATGGTTTAGTATAAGTTCCTTTGGTAATCCATCCCACACCATCGCTTGAAAAGTCAAAACCTATATCGGCTCCACTAATTCTAACTCTTAAATAAACATCTGTTAACCAAAGAGCTGCTGTTTCATTTATACTGGCTCCAGAAAGTGTCTGGTAATCACTATAGACAACATATTGTAATCCAGTACCAGCGCCTCCCATATAAAGCGTCCAAGCAGCCAATGGAGATGTTGTTGGATTACTTTCAATATCATTAGCCAATAAAATTCCAATCTTTAAATCATCACTCTGTTTTGATAATGCTCCAACCTTTGTTATTATGGTAATATCACTATTATCATGTGATTGGTAAATTCCAGCAGCCTTTTCTGCTGGAGAGGTTAGAGGATTTAAATCAAGTCCCCAGCGTTCAACAGAAACAGTTAAAATACTGCTAGGATCAAATTCTGTCCATTTAGGATCTAAAGATGTTCCATTAAACTCATCATCATATGAGGTTTCAACTAATGGAGGGTTATCAGTAGACCAAATTTCTCCTGTAGTTAAATTAATTTCAGCCTTTTCATCATCTTCTACAAGAGTGACATCCAAATAGTTTCCAAAATCCAGATGTTTAACTATATTACTTCTTATAAATGGCCCGTTACTAACGATAATACCACTATAAGAAACCCCGGCTCCACTTCCTGCCGCAGTTCCTATATCTATAGTTGCTCTATCTGATATTACGGTTACTCCCACAGCTCCAGTGAAATCTAATTCAGTTGCAGATCCTTGAAATATTCCACTTCTATAAATATCAACTGAAGGAATTCCTGGAGTATATCCTGGTATAGTTATAACTACTTTTCCTCCATCATTAGATACTGAAACTCCAGATCCTACATATTCAAATTGCTGAATTTCTTGATATAGATCTTCTCCGGATTTTACTGACGGCCTAATTCCAGAAATACTAATTCCAATTCCGGTTTCACTTTCTGGAGTTCCTGGAGGATTAATTGTTAGTTTGAATGGAGAGTCAAAGTCTAAAACAGTAACTCCAGTAGCCTCAAGAATTCCAACTTTATGAACTCTAATCTGTGGCAATGAGCCTGAAACTATAGAATAATCTGCATATAATAGAGTTCCAGAAGGAACATCAAATAAAACAGTAAACCCTCCTCCATCTAAATCTGTAGTATAACTACTTGGAGCTTGCATTAATCCATCTATTGATAACTTTAATGATCCACTTATAACAGTATAGCTTGTATCAAAGTGATTTCCAGATGAGGGAACTTGTGAAGATAAATCTTCAATGTATCTTAAATAATGACCTCCGGCTGGAGTTATTGTATTATAAATATAAGCAGTACTTCCTATAACAGTTACAGAAAGTCCTGTCATAAAATCTAAGTTGGGTGGTTGACCTTTTGTTTCTCCATCATCTAAAACAGTAACCTTTCCTATTAAAGCCTCTAGATCCTCAAGTCTAAACCTCATATGAGCTAGGTTATCTAGCAAAGACCCGCTTGGAGGGTTAGAGTATATTCCTGAATAGGCTGCTTCTGATGTATCATAAGCAACTCTTGTTTGAGGAAGCTGTCCAAAAAGACCCCCAACAGGGCCTCCAGAACCTCCGCTTGGTCCAGGAATTCCTCCAAGGTTAAGAGGAGAAGACCACCATCTCTCTCCTCTAGCAACTTCTCTTATTGTTTTTAATAAGTCGCCATGATAATCTTTTGCTATATCGGCCATTTATATAAACCTCATTGCCTCAATATCTGTAAGAATTCCCGATGGAATAAATCCTATGAATGTTGAAGGATATCTATTCATTAATAATGGATCATCTGCCAACATAACTATTATTGCAGAACCAGGAATTTTTGTACCTACTAAGAATCTTGGACTATTGGGAGTATCTGGGAAAACAATATCAACACCAAGATTTGATTCTCCTGAAACATTTATTGGAAAAACTATTTGCCAACCATCTGTATTTTCTGGATAATAAGATATAAACATTTTAGAACCAGAAATTTCTACATATGCAGAATATTGAGCATATCCTATTTCATTCAAATAGTGAGTCATTATAGCTTCTCTAGTTTCAGATGGAGGACTCGCATCTATTACTGTATAATCTCCCTCAACTTTATCTATTACTGTTAAATAATTTCCCAAAGAAGAATGTAGACCTACAATATATAGATCAAATATATCAGAATATAAGTTAATTCCACTAGGATATGCGTATGAAAATCCACTCCATATTACATTTTTAGATTCAAATGAATCTAGAGTTTCCCAAACTACAAGAGTCATTGTGAATCTCCAACGTCAAATTTATAAATAATATGACCGCCAAAATTTTTTGGTGTTGGTCCATAGCCCATCAAGTTTGTAAATGAAGACACTATCCCTGGACTAGATTCGTTTAAATACATAAAAGCTAGAGTATCGTCATAAGTAATTCCATAATAATGACCATAACTATAGGCCATAGAATTATTTGGAGGATAGTATACAACCTGTCCAGCAGGAGCATCAAAAATAGCATCTTTTAAATATGAATCCGCTGAGGAATACTCGTCTGTAAAGTCCTCTTTTTTATATAAAGGTGTTGGATATGGACCACCAACTGGATCTGGAGGAATAAAGAATTGTACTCTAAGTTCAGAATAGTGCTTATAACGTCTAGGATTAACTACAAGATCTCCAATGTATCCAATTCCTAAAGGAGTTGAGGTTTGCCAAATTGCTTCACTGTTCTCTATCGGACCTAAACTACTAGAAGAAAGTGATGAATAACTCCCGTATATATGGTAGCTTCCTACATAAAACTTTCTTACCCAAGTGTAAACTCCATCAAAATAAGAACTTCCTGCATCTGCATTTGACCAAACTGGTATAATAAATTCTATATTGCCTGGAGAAGAAGTTGAATAATTAAATATAACATGAGATGGAATTAATGGTGAAATTGTCCATACTGGTTGAGTTAATTCTTGATCAAAAATCTTTGTCCAAGTTTCCCCAGCATCATGTGTTTTCATAATTCTTACTACAGGATTTCCAGGATATGCTTTTCTTTGAGTTAAGAGAACAACAAAAGCAATATCTCTATATGTTGGTAAAGAATATACATCTGCATACCTAAAGGTTTCTGTTGTAGTGGGCCAAGTTAAGGCAGTTTTTATTAAAGGCTCCTCCTCATATTTCCAGATTCCAATCCCTATATTTCCAGAGCTAAAATATGAAATCCAATAAATAAGCTCTGGAGGTAGTATAGGCCCCCCATCTGCTATAACGTAAACTTTATTATCTAATTCACAAGTTATATCTCCAACCGTTACTGAATATACCCTTCCAGAAGGAGCATAATCATTTTCTTGATAACCAGAAACTGTAGTTGGTACATAAACCTGATCGGAAGTCCAGCTAAAACCAAAATTTTTAGTTGTATATACCCACCATCTGGGGCGTAAATCATCAGACTTTCCCCTTGCTAAAACATGAAATGTTCCAGCTTTTGTAGGCTCATCTACTACTTTTATTAATTCTAAAGATTCTCCAAGTACTGGAGGATCATCCATAGCATCATTTATTGGATCATCAGGTTTTTCAAAGACTTGAGTCCAAAGTCCTCCAGTTCCCCAACGTCTATATAAACCCGCTGCTGTAACTACCATAGATCTTCCAAACTGATTTACAGCAATATTTGCAGCATTTAATTCCTCTGGAGTTGACAATCCTATATTAGAAAGGACAAATGTATCTCCTCCATTCCAAGATACGCCTACGCCATCAGTTGTAGTAGTAATAAATATAGGAGGATCGGCTAATTGTATAGAAATTCTAGGACATTTTTTACCGACTCCTATAGTTGTAATTGCTCCAGTTTCTTCAACAACAGCCTCTATAGATGTTATTAATCTATTTCCAGCAAAATCATAATTAGCATGATTTACCTCTATATAACATGTTTCTCCTACTTGTACTCCAGGATAGAATCCAGGTAAAACATAAAGTTGTTCATCATCTAGACTACTCACAACGGCCAAAATTCGATTGGCTACCATATAAGCATATGTTTGACTTCTAATAACAGGACTTACAATAACTGCCGACTTGTCAGCTAATAATTCTGGCATAGTCTTTTTAACTTTTGCAAAAATCTGAGTGGCTGTTTGATCTATTAAATCATACTTAAATCCACCATAAACCTTTACAACATTTCTAGTATTTTCTGTTCCGAGCTGTCTATTAGCTTGTGTTGGATCTGTGATACTTATTACAGGTTCACTACTTCCAAGTCTAAAAATTTTTACGTAATCATTCTGTGAATCATACTTTGCATAATAGGCCGCTAATCTTTCTAATTTTAATAAAGCATCTGCTGCTGTTTGAAAGCCTAGTGGAGTATCTACCTCTACTATCTGATCTGATGTGGCTTCAAAATATACAGATAGTCCGGCCATTCCTACAATTGTTTGTATCCAATAATCAACAGTTTCCCCATTTGAAATTAATTGCTCTGGAATATAATAATCTACAAGTCTTATAGATTTATCCATTCCTTTAATTTTTATATCACTTTCCTCAAAATCTTTAGAAATTTCTATACAATATCCTCTTAAAACATACCCTTCTTGAGAATTATACAGTTCTTTTATTGTTACAGAATCATAAGGATCAATCTCATATGGATATTGATCACTCAGAGATAAATCGAAAGTAACTCCAAGTTCACAAACGTCATCATGGCGTCTATAACTTATTATATAATCAGTAGCATCATGCCCATCTATTGTTACCTGAACATAATCAGGAATATGAAAATCCATAATTTTATCCTTACCTTGTAGCTGTTATATTACAAACATAACCAGAGCTATCAAATGAATGTTCAACCTGATAAATAAACCAATCTCCGCTGATTCCCAAATAACTATTTGTTATATCAGCCCAAAGTCTTGGAGTTATTCTATAGTTTCCTTCCACTTGAAGATTTAATGATTCAGTCAGTCGGTTAAATCTTGCTAAGTTTAAATCAGCAATCTGCTGGGCTTGCCCATGATTCGTTATAATTGGTGTAGCAACTACGGCAGTTTTATAAAAGCCCGAAGGTAAATAGGGGCTTGAGGCTGAGGCAGACGCCGATATGTTTTCTATTCCATAGACAACAACCCTATTTCTCAATTCTTCTGCTGATTTTGCATAAGTAAGCATTAATATATTCTGAGTAGAATCATCCCAAGTAAAATCTGGGGTTATTATTTCTCCAATTTCTTTATATGGATGGTCATCAGTAAGATGGACGGTTCCATTTCTATCACAATATATATGCCAAGCTAGAGCATCTGAAATAGTTTTACAAGCTTGATATGCACTTAATAAATTAAATTTCACACTGGTTCCATGAGTTCCCCAAGTAACTGAGAGTGGAATACTATATGCAAATGAAGAAATCTGAGCTTCTGCAAGAATATCCCTAATTAAATCCTCTGTCTGAATATTTGATCTTTCAAAAGGATGATCTGGATCATCAGACGCCATGTAAAAATCAACAGCTTTGCTAAGTTCATCCTCACAAATAATTGTAGTTAATGCTTCTGGAAGTCCAATCTCTATTCTTCTTACATATCCTTGAAAAGCTTTTCCATGATCTCCTTCATAACCTAAATTAAAGCTAATACTATCACCTAACTCAAGAGTTGTACTATAACATACAATTTGTGCCTGAGACAGAGCAGCATTATATGCTTCAGTTACTCTAGCCGAAATTACATTAGTACAATTAGGAATATTGTGATATAGAATTTTTGGAGTACCAACCATTTATGTCCTCATAGTAATTGTAACTCTATAAACAGGGGATGTGGTAGGTTGACTAAGATCTACATATTGACAGCTTACTAATTGACGATCAGATTTAATATTTTTGATTAACACAGTTACATCTCCTAAATCAGTAGTTAATGTAACTACTGATGCAACAGTATTTTCAATTAATTGTTTGTATCCAGTTCCAACAACTGTACCTTGAATTTCTATAGTTTTATCTGGAGTAGTTATCCAGTGATATACAGATTGGATAGAATTAATAGGATTAAGTTCAGCAATAGTAGGATCTTTAGAATCTCCAAAAACATCTACATAAATATCAATGCCATTTAATTTCCAAATAGATGCCATTAGCTAGTTACCTCATAAGCAACTGTTCCACTCATTCTCTTTGCTCTTCTAAAATCAACTTGTTCTTTCTTCATAAGCTGATCTAAAATCTTCTGACCATCAATCATTACGATATTTTGATTTTCAAGAGTTATTTTAGTAGTAATAGGAATACTATCAGGCATCATTTCTGAGAATGGGAGAATTGATGCTGGTCCAGATGGTTTACCAAGAGGAGTTCCTCCGCCTCCTATTAGGCTATTAATAATACTATCTATTAAACCTCCAAGATCCATAAATGGGCCAAGAATTGCATCCTCAATACCTGCTGCCAAACCTTCTGAAAATTCTTCTACAGTTGTAGTCTTAGTTCCAAAAGGAGTTTTATCATAGATTGTAGGTGCCCGTTTTGCAGATCTGTCCTCTGTAAATGAGCCTGCGACACCCAAAGTTGCTCCAATTGCTCCAGCGGCCAAAAATCCTACACCTGCTGCCTTGGCAGCTAGGTCTAATCCCGTTGCAGCAATACCTAAAGCTACGCCAGCGGCTAAAAGTCCTGTACCTGCTGCTTTCAATTCAAAAGCAGGTTCATTCAAGATATTAGCCCAATCAGCAAACAGCCCAGCCCCTCCTTGATTAATAGGTGATGTTGAGAAGTATAGTTTTCCGGTCATAGGAATTAAAGCGGCCATGTCAGCAGGAAGATTAAATACTCCCTCAAGCTGTTCTTCTTGAAGATTCTTTATATCTTGTAGTAAAAGTTGTAAAGCAAGGCTATCACCATGATAAACTTTAGTCTGATGATCTACTGTTGAAATAAGTCCCATAGGGTCATTTGCAGCTTGATATCCTGGGAACTGTCTTTCTAACCAAGCTCCCATAGCTGTAAGCATTTGCTGAGAAGGTAGTTGTGAGATTGGAAGATCAGTAGTCTGAATATCCCACCTAATTTGACCTCCCTCAAAATCTAATCCCATTTCTTCAAGAGCTTGATTAAATGCTTCAGGAAGTATATCTTTTATAGTTTCAGGGAATACTCTGGCAAAAGTTTCTCCACTAAGGACAGCGAATTCCTCTATGCTATCTAGCATTCTTTGTCGAAGGATAGGATCGCCTCCTGTTGTTCCCTCAATCATAGCCTCACTTATTTGACGTGCTCTAGCTAGAACTTGCTGTGCCTGTCCTGCTGTGGCTGGTGCCATTAAAATTGTTTCTGGAACAACAGCTTGCTGATATTGAATAGCCTGTTGTGTTCCTAATAACTGTTGATTATAATATTCTTGTGCTCTAGCCAAAGCGTTTATATTTTCGACTGAGGCATCACTAGCCACAGCATTCATATATCTTAAAACTTCATTTGCAGCAGTTTGCAATAATTGTGCTTGTTCTGGAGAATATTCTGCTACTAAGTCTGCCAGCTCTCTGTAAGCATCCTCGGCATTTTGAACTCCTAAAACTGCTGAGGCCGTATCTCCCAATGCTGCATAAAGAGTATTTACTTGAACGATTGCATTTTCAATTCCTCTTGAAAACTGATCATACTCTGTCCCTGTAATTAATCCTCTAGAAAAGTTTTCATATCTTTCTTGTTGTTCTCTTGTAAGCCTTTCTCTTGCGATTCCTGCCATACCTCCAGCGGCTAATAATGCCTGATTGGCAGGAGTTCCTGGTAAGAAAGCCCCCTCTTGTTCTTGTGCAGCACTTTCAAGTGCATAAGCTGCATTTAATAGTTCTTCAGCAGATCGTCTAAGATCATCATTAGCGTTTGCTAAGAGAAGTTCTACACCAAGACCTGGAAGAATTCCTTGTGCTGTTGGCGCTCTTCCTGCCAATATTTCAAGCATTGTGAGAGTCTGTAAATTTTGCGCTTGTTCTGCTGTAGCAGTTCCAGGAGCTATACCATATATTCTTTCATATTCCCTTCTAGATCTATTTTCAAAAAATCCTAAAGCAGTTAAAGATAGCCCTGGAAGTGCCCTCTCTAATAAAGCTCTTCCTTGACTTTCTACAGCTTGAGGAGTATTTTCTGGAACTTCTTCTAATTGTCTACTAAACTCCATAGCAAGAATATTTCCAAGCTCTCCGATATGCTCGCCAACATCTCTAATAAAGAATTGAGAAATGGCTGTACCGATAGCAGCACCAATTATAGGATTTCCTGTAACTAGTGTACTAAGAATTGATGTAGCAATTGTAACGCCACTTCTTGCCAGAGATGTCGTATCTCCTTCTAAAGCTTTCCCAACATCACCGGAAAGAATTGCTGACAATGCTCCAAGACCGGCTCCTCCAGCTATTCTTCCTAAACCTCCTAAAGCTGTATATCCTTGAGGAATTCTTCCAGAAAGATTCCTAAATCCCCCAAGAAGTGCTCCCCCGCCTCTCATTAAAGCACCACCAAACTGTGCTCCTATAGGAATTCCTGGAATTAATCCAAATCCTCCTAAATTAGCTAAACTTGCAGCCACCATATTACTTCCGGCGAATTTCCAAGCTAATCCAAAAGCCATTATTACAGGTAACGATCTTCCCAATATTTGAACTAATCTAGTTATAGCATCCACAACTTTAGTTAAAGTCTGAGCACCCTTTGTGATTAAATCTAGGAATCCTCCTTCACTACCTAAAGCTCTTGCTAATTGAGAAAAAGCATTTCCTAAATTAGTTAATGCCACTTGTGTAGTTTGAAGTCTGATAGATAGAGCTTGTTGAGCTTCTCCACTAGCATTTACACTTATGTTATAGATATCTGTGAATCTTGTCCAGTTTTGGAGCATGGTCATAACCTGTGCTCCACGTCTCCATCCACCACCAATTATATTAGCAATTTCAGATAATTGCTGTTCAGAAATAATTCCTTGGGCGGCTCTTGATGCTATATCATCCATAACATCAACAAAATCTCTTAGTTCTCCACTAGTAGTTCTAACTGAAATTCCAAAGCTTGCCAATCTTTCTTGTGCCTGTTCACTTTGGAATCCTGCAATAAACCCTCTAATAGCATTGGCAGTCTCTTCTGAAGATGTTTGAGCTGCCTCAGCAAAAGCACCAATAATAGCATTTAGCCTATCGGCATCAGCACCAACACCCTCAGCAGCAGCGCCAGTTATAGCAAAAGTTGTAGCTAAAGTTCTAAGATCAACATTAGCATATCTAGTCACAGCTACCCATTTATCAAGAAGATCAGCACTATCTGTAAGCTCTCTTCCAGTCTGTCTTAAAGCGGCAGTTAGTGTATCAAGCGCTATGGCCTGATCCATCCCTGAAAGAGTAGCTAGTAACATGGAATCTCTTAATAATTGTGTAGCTACGGTTGATCTTTCTGTTTCATTTGTATATTGACCAGCTGCACGATAAGCTAGTAGATATCCATCAATAACTCCGGCAACATCAGTACCAAATCCTCTAGCAACTACGGCAGCATTGTCAAAAACAGCTCCTAAACGCTCAGTTGTGGTTCCAAGAGCTATTTGAACATCGGCTAAACGAGTTTGTATTTCAATTGATTCTCTAATAAGTTCATTTATCTTTCTAAGACCACCATAAATAACCCCGGCAGCTATAGCCCATTCTGCTACTTTAGTAATATCTCTGGAAACCATTGACCAAAAGCCTCTAAATCTGGTTCCCATATCTTGAAGAACATTTCCAAATTTATCGGTAACAACTGTTGCTTGTCTGATTACTCCGTTAGCATCTCTCGCAGAAAATGTCCATTTAGTTATCTGTCTAGAGGCTTCAACAGAAGTTCTTTGTAAATCACCAAATTCAAAATTCAAGGCCCTCATTCTTTCAGCAGCGGCCTCAGCAGCCACAGCACCTCCTGGAATACCCGCACCAGCTGCCAGGGATGGTTGTCTTAATATTTCCCTCTGAGCCTCTAATAATGCTAATCTTTGTCTTTGAGCGTCAGTCAATACGGGTCCAGCAGGACCTCTATCAGCCAACCCTGGTCCCATTCTTAAGACACCAACCTGTTCCTGAGTTCTTCCAAGGAGTCTTTCTGCAATATTAAGTTGCTGTTGCATTTGAGCAACTTGAGTAGCATCTTCTTGTGATATTCTTCTTTCAAGTTCCCACTGTTCTGCTGTAGCTCTTGTTACATTAAAGGCTTCAACCTCTCTTCTACGAGCAGAAATTCTTCCAGCTAGCCCCACATCTCCTTGTCCTTGTATATAAGGATAAACACCAGGAACTCTTTGTCTTAAAGCATGGTAAGGGTCGGCTATTCCCTGTGCAGCCAATCTACGCATTACTTGAGTATAATCAGCAGGCAATATTCCTATAGGAGCCTGAAGTCCTCCTCCAGTAATTCCTCCTCCAGGAACAAATCTACCTCCCCCAGCAAATCTTCCTGCTGCTAATCCAGCATTAGCTATTCTTCTTAAAGCTTGTTCAAATCTTATAGCTATTTCGGCATTAGCATTTAATTCAGCTCTAACAGCTTGCCAATCAGCTATAAGGGTTTGAGTACTTCCCCTAACATATTGACCTCTTCCAATATTATATAGCCTAGTAACAATAGTTGAGAGTTTATCAACATTTTCTCTACTAAGCGTACCAAGAGTAGTAGCAATTTGTCTAATACTCTTTTCTATTACATTAAGGTCTGTTGAGACTTGTGAGAGATTTGGCATATTATCCTATTTCATCATCTTTAATAACTATATTAATTCCATCTTCTTTCATTTTTCCTTTTGATGGATAAACAGTTTCGATCCATTTTTCAAGATCATCGGAAGTTCCGTGCCAAATAAGTCTTTCTGGAGGTCTTTTTTCTTTTGGCATATCATTAAATGAATCTACTTGTTGACGTTTTCTAATTATAAAGCTATATACCCAAGGCATATCAAATGGGCTTTTAAACTCAGGAAAAAGCTTTACCCATTGTCCTTGAGCAACGCTCCAGGCTGTTGAGACTGCGTTGCTCTTTGCGATTTTTTTAGTTCTGGCATTCTTAACTCTAGCTCAGAGTATGCTCTTCTTAGCTGTTCTTTTAGCTCTGGAGCAGCATTATCAAATTCATCAAAACTTTCAAATACTTTTCTTTTAAATTTTTTATCTTTATAAGTTCCTAAATAAATACACATGTCAGAAAATTTCTTTGACATTTCCTCTTGACATATAACACCTATAAATGAGTTTATATACTCTTGTTTTAATGCTGCTTCATCCATAGGCTCAAGCCTTTTTTCTTCTTGTTTAATCTTTTTTCTAAGAATTTTTTCAGAAGCATCTGCAAATTTTTTAGGAAATTCATCTACCTCTTTTTGATAATTTTCATGTTCTTCTAGAGGAGCATCTGATGAAGGTTCCATAGGAAATTTTATATCAACTTCTCTTCTAGATTCTTCTGAAAGAGTTGGAATTTCAAATAGAATAATAGCTTTTATAAGGACATCTTTCTCTTGATCTTTAATCTGTGAAATGTATGCCTCATATTTATCCGTACCAGGAGTTTTTAATTCCTTTCTGAGTATTGCACTTGATCTTAAACCAAAAACTCTTGCTCTATTTAAGTCAGCATCTCCAACCAACCTCATGTAAATTATATATCCTAATTCTTCTCCATTAGGCCCTAAAATTGAAACTTTTTTATTCCACCTAAATAACTCGGAAAGATTAACATCATTCTTTTCGATTTCCATTTTATCCTCTCCTATGAAAAATTAAAAGGGGTCATGACAACTTATTAAGTATCATGACCCCTTTATTAATCTCCCTGAATGTCAAAATTTATTCAGTTTTATCCAGGCATTGCACCAGAGTAAACAACAATATTTCCTGTCTCTGATCTCCAGTCAAATGTCTGCTGTGCATTGTCATTTACGTTAGAAGTAAATCCATCGCTTGTTATAGAGATTTTATCAAGATATAATGTCTTAACAACTCTATAAGGCTCAACACAATCAGCAGGATCAAATAACTTAACTATCAAAGAAATTCCTGTTGCAGCACATAGTCCAGGTTGGAATTCTGTATCAGAAATAGCTCCACTAGTAAATAACCTAATAAGCTCTGTATCAGTATCCAAAACTGTAACTGTTCCTGTAACTTCTGGAACAGGATAAGTATATCCAACAATATTTCTATTGCCCATTTCTCTAACAACAGTTGGATTAAATGCTCCATTGATTGTTAATGATTGGACTCTCTCAATACTATTGGCCTGGATTAAAACAGGAACGTCTCTACCTCTAACAGAAGCGGGCATTGTTAAATCACTAACATCAGCCCAGTTATTTCCAGCAGGATCGGCCTGATATACAACAATTACTTGATTTACTATTGCTGTTCCTAAAGTTAAAGTTGTTCCTGAAATACTATATTCACCTGCTGCTGGAGCACCCACTACCTCGGTATCATAAACTCCATCACGAATGACTGAAAGAGCGTAATTACCATCCTTCAAAACTATAGGAGTCTCACTTAAAATAAACACTGTGGAACCAGAAGCGAATTTTTCAACAACAACATCTTTAGTAAACCAACGCTTTGAAGTTCCAATTGCTGTATATTCTTCTGTAGAATCTCCGTCAACTGAGGAGTTTAGAGCAAGAGACTGGCATGTAAGCTTTCTCAAGTGCATAGTCTTAACATAATCGGCAACGTTCTCATCCCTAATTAATCCAACCGCATCAAAAGTCTTAAAGTCTGTTGTTAAATTAACTCCCCCTGTTGGATAAGCTGATGGACTAACTCCAGTCAAAATTGAAACAATTTTATGACCAACATCCATAGCCTGAAAAGTTAAAGTAACATTAGGAGTATCTTTTGATGTTCCAACATGCTGAGAATTTCCTAATTCATCTACTTGTGTAGTAGGAATATCAGCAGTTGCCGTAAGTCTTTGAACACGTGGAACAACTAGAGCATCGCGAGGGCCGACGATCTTAAGCTCAACATGCTTAGACGGAATTGAAACTCGTTTGGCCATTTAAAATTTCCTCCTAAAAATTTAATTCTTCGGTTGATACCTAGTTAAGAATAGGACCGCAGAGCGCCAAAATAACTTCTTTTGTGTGACATCTGGAAAGACCCTAATGATTCGGACCTCTCTATCACTAGTCTCTAACGTGCCAATCTGCGTTGGAGACACGGATGGTGGAAATCCTTCATCATAGTCATAAACGGGAATTCCATCTCTGAGGGCTTGAAAGATAAGATAGGAAAACTCATCCCGCTGTGCTTTATTCAAAGCAAAAATATCTATTGACCAGGGCCTTCTTATTTGACCTATTCTACTTCCCAATTCAAAATCAACCTCATCAAAATCCATAGACTCAACTGTTACTACGGGATTTTCCAGTTCTTTATCAGGAAATCCATCGTCTATAGTTACAAAACTATATGGTGTAAATAAACTTTTTAACCAATAAAATATACTTAAATCTTGTTTTCTTAATAAGTCCATTTTATTTTACCTCTGAGTTCTATAACCCAAAATTCCTCCTTCAGTAACAAAAAACCGTCTTGTTGCTCTTCTAGTTTTTATTGTTCCTATAGCCTCTCCTGGTTTATATACACTAGGATCTTGAAAAAACTTATAAAGTTCATCGTTTATAGCTGTTGTATATCTAGTCGCAATTCTTATTATCTCATCTCTATAAAGCTCATTTATTAATATTTTAGCTTTATAAGTAAAATTAGTAGGGCTATTCCTAGGATAGGGCAGCCACTCAAAGGGCTGGGCATTTCCTCTATCAAGCCATAACCAATATGGTGCCTTTCCACCATATGCACTTTGTCTTGCTTTTATAGTTCTCTCATAAGCTCGCTCAGCATAAGCTCTATAATCAAACCGATCTTTCTTCCGCATTCTCTTTCTTTCAGATCTAGTTTCTCTTAAGAAATATCTTTTTGGCTCAACCCCCTCTCTTGCGGGCTTATAAATTCTCCATTTCCAAAATAAAGCTGCATCCTCCGGCCCTAATTTTTTTCCAACTCCTAAATAAGCTCTAGCAGCGGATATTCCAGCTTCAAGTTCTTCCCATGTTCCTACCAATTCAAAAGCATTAATATTAATCCCACGTCTTGAAAAAGTTATAATTCCTATTTTATTAAAACATCTTCTTAATGGAATTGAGAATGCTGGATAATCAAATTCACCAACTTTAGTTATTGCCTTATCAAGCTCTCCCAACAAAATTTCTCTTGCGTGTCTTTCAATATTTTCAGCAGCCTTTTCAGCAATTTGTTGTGCTAAAAATCCCTCTCCCATTGTGGCACGGCTTAACTTAGCAGCACTTCTTGTTAATTGCCTGAAATATTCTGCTGATAATTCTGAAGCCATTATGACAAGCCTTCAATATTTCCAAATAGAGTAACCAAGATAGAGCGTGTATAATCATTAAAATTGTCAAGATATAATTTTCTAGCTCTTATAAAAGATTCTGTATCTTTTCCTAAGATTTCTTCAAGTTCTCTTAGGCCATTAGCAATATATCTTCTATTTTTCTTAGTTACCCAATTTATAACATCAAACATATTTAACCCATCAATGATGATTTTGTCCATTTTGGTTCTCCTTATTCCTGTTGTGCTAGGGTAATAATAATTCTGTTTATTTCTGGAACTCCTCTAAGAGTGATATCTTTTTTGATTAGAGTTTTTCCATCAACAATAAAACTTTCTGCCTCTCTAACCCACATATATGCTGATGCAGTATATTTAATTTGAGCTAAACAATCTCCTTCAATAACCTTTCCTCCAGTTACCCATGCAAGTATTTCTGATGGTTTCCAAGTTACATGTGCTTTGATACTAATTCCAGATGAGGTTTCAATCCAATAAGCTCCATGACAAGTCGGACAGAACTGATTAATTGATAGATTCGTAACTGGATCTAAACCATCTGTAGGATCTGGACATGCAATACCACTAACAGGAATATTAATAATAATATCCCTACCAATGGCTTCTCTAATTTCATCTATAATTGTTATAGTATTAGATGGCCACGATATTGCCATAGTCTTCTGCCTCTTCTTTTGACTTTTCCTCTAAAACATCCATAATAATATTATCTAACTTCTTAGATATAGCTTTCCAACTAAATCTTTTCTTAGTTATATAATTATAAGCATTTTCTGCTAATTCATTTCTTAGATCTTTATTTTCATATAAAACTTGTAATCCCTTAGCCACAGATTCTGGTGCAACTATAAATCCTTCAGTTAAAACTCTCTCAGTAGTAAGTTGAAATGAAGGTTCTATTAATATTCCTCTTCTTTTTTCCCAAAGTTCTATATTAGAAGAATGTTTTGGAACTATCTGGGCTGCCTTTGTAGCAGCATGTTCCCAACTACATAATCCCCAACCCTCTCCGACTGATGTATTTAATCCAACATCACAAGCATTATATATAAGATTCAATTTTTCATCCGGAACGGTTTGTAAATTGTGGGCCAAAGATGTGATAATTACTCTACTATCAATTCCATATCTTTTTGCAAGACTTAGAATATTCCACCCCATGTCTTCAACACCAGTATGAAGATATAATTTAACATTTGATGGCTTATCTTTTGAAAATAGAGCAAATGCTTTTAATGTTATATCAAGACGCTTTCTCGGCTGATTTCTATTAGCATTTAAAACTATGAAAGAGTTATTAAAAAAATCTTCTCTATTTGGGTACAAAGTTCTCTTAGCTATATCTTTATCTTGGAATGGATAAAATTTAGTTGTATCTATTCCATGAGGAAGAATCTCTACTTTAGGAAACTTAATAGTCTCGTTCTCACCCCATACTTTTAATCCCTGATTTATAACACTTTTTCCAAAATTAGTATAAACTAGAAGTCTATCAACATCTTTAATGGACTTTAACCAACTAGGCTCTATAGGACCACCATCTATCGGTGTATAAAGAATGATCTTTATTTTACCAAGATATTTATTTAATCTTTCTACATAATCAGAGTGAATCCACAGATCATTTAATATAAAAATTACATCAGGCTTTATTACCTCGATTAAATTTTCTAGACGACCAAATCCATAGATGTCCCCTCCTAAAATAGCCGGATAAATTGGATAATTAAAATTGTGTGGATCGCCTCGATAATTAACCCCAAGATGGTGTATAGAATATTTTTTTGTTAGTGGAGTAAATAAACTATGCAATACTCTTGCAAACCCTGTGGGAACAACAGCATCTCCAATAATTAAAATCTTCTTTTTTTGAGATTCCTCTACCTTTAATTTTACCATATTAACCTCTCCTTTTAAACAATATTACTTAATCTTGCTCTAAAGCTTGATTCTCCTCCTGCATTTACTACTCCGCTAGAATCTGCTCTATAGTGCCAAGTCCCAACCTGATCCACCACAAATTCTAAATAAAATATTCCAGTTTCTTGCTCTGTAAGATCAGTCTTTTGATAAGTAGTAACAGTCTTATCGGGTTTCTTAATACTTAAAGTAATATTAGTTGGTGACATAAGAACTTGATTTCCATCTTCATCAACTAAGTAAAAAGACATCGTTACTCTAATTTTATCACTTACATCATATACATTCATAGGTCCTCTTAGTCACTTTTTATACGAATTATTGATATAATGACATCCCCAAGTTTTCTATCATTTAAAACTAATTTACTAACTCTTCTAATAACTTTCCAAGCAATTGCTGAAAGTGTATCAAATATTAAAATAGTATCAGAAATAAGAACTAAAATTATCTTTGATCTTGATAGAATGTCTATAATTCCAACTGTATCTGCTAAGACTACAATTTTATATAAAGCTCTATTTAAAATATCTGTTATAGAAATGTTTTCTGATATACTTCTTCTAAAATTTTCAACTCTAGAGAGTATATCTGTAATTCCAACAGTGTCAAGCAGAGCTATAATTATAGATTTAAATGTTTGTATAGTGTCTAAAATACTAATAGAGTTTGAAATACTTCTGATAGCTCTTAATTGTCTCATTAAATCATCATTTAATGATTCTGTATCTAAAATAATTCTATAAGCTGTATAAATTCTTGATAATAAAGATGTTACAATTACACTATCTGAAATTGTTCTACTATAATTTAATGCTTTTGAAAGTACATCCGTTACACCTACAGAGTTTGCTATAAATATAAATTTTATAAGTGCAGTAGAGATTACATCAGTTATACCAACGATATCAGCGATAGCCTTAACATAATGAATTGATTTAGTTACAGCATCAGTTATATCTTCGGCATCAGAAATAGATCTAACATATGTTAATGTTTGTGTTTTAATATCAGTTATTCCAACTATATTTGAAATTAAAACTATCTTTGTTGCTATTCTTGTAAGAACATCTGTAATACCAATTGTATCGGCTATAGAATAAATAACACCTTTACTTCTTGAAATAACATCAGTTATTCCGATTGTGTTAATTATCTCTCTCTTAAATATCCCTATTCTAGAAGAAATATCAGTGATTCCGACTGTATTTTGAATAGTTTTTCTAAATATTCCTGCTCTACTTATTATGTCTGTAATACCAATACTATTTGTTATTAAAGTAACCTTAATCAGAAGTCTAGAAAGAGTGTCACCAATATTAATTGTATCAGCAATACTTTTTATAATATTCCTAGAAGTTATTAAAGTTGTAGTAATTCCTTCTGTAGTTGATAAGAATTTTATTATGTTTCGAGAATTCAATAATGTAGTTGTTATTCCCACAGTATTAGATAATGATTTAATAATATTTCTAGCATTAGTTAGAGCTGTTGTTATACCAACAGTATTTGTTAATGTTTTTATGATATTTCTAGAATTTGATAATGATGTAGTTATTCCTACTGTATTAGAAATGGATGCAAAAAAAGCTCCTCCACCAGCACTAATAATAAACTCTTGGCTAAACCACCCCTTTATATCAAAATCAGATCCGAACCACCCTTCACCTCTTAGTTCTTGAGAATAAAATCCTGTAGACACTTATTCCTCTAATACAGATAATCCTGCAATTTTTAGTTCTTCTATATTTTTAGCGGCATCAATTTCAGGATGAATTGTGATATTTCTTAATACATCGCGCTTTTCTAAAGCTTTTTGTAATTTAATTTCATCTTTTTCTAGAGATGCATCCCTTAGCTCTATGTCATTCTTTTCAAACTCTGCTACTCTTAATCTTCTTAGGCGGTCCCTGTGAATTTCTCTTGCTCTTTCCATATTAAACATAAGCTTTTGTCCATCATCAAAAAGAGCATCTCTGAATGTTCTATCAATTGGAATTTCTTCTTGTGAGATTATTCTGTATATAGTTGGTTGACCATTAGAAAACATAGTGCGTTCAATTTCATTTTTAATATTCTCATCTGTAGGTTCTCTATACCACCAGTTTTTTTCTTCATCAATCCATATAGCACCACTTGGAAGTATAGAACCCTTACCCTGAGTAACGAATCCCATTATAGCCACACGTCCAGTATCTAGGCTAATAGAAATAAAAGTTTGTTTAATTTCCATATTTATCTCCTTATGGCTCATCCCCATAACCAGCTATATGCCAAGCAGCAGGATCAGCTCTGGCGGCTGTTGTTGCATGATTCCAACATTCAACTACCATTGTATCAACTCCCATAACAGTAGATGTAATAGCCTGATCTCTAGCATCTGCTACAGCTAAAGATGTTGCAGCTCTTTCAGTTGTGATTTGTCCAATCCACCCTGTAGATGCAGAAAATCCTGGAACAAGAGTCGCTGTTGCTAACCCAACTCCATCATCACTTACACTACTTACTTGCCATGAATCTAATATATTTCCAGAAATCCCAAACTTTGCCCAAAATTTTGGATGACTTGGATGAAACTTTTGTGTACCAGGGCTTACAACAATTGATGTACTAGTGCCTGTTTCCATTTGAGACTGCGTTGCCATTGGACCACTTGCTGAATAAACTGCTCCGCTTGCCTTATAATGTCTCCAACATCCATTACCACTAAATATCAGTGTTTCTCCTGGTAATAAAATACATTTGACAAGTGTTTCTATATTAGTTCCATCATTATGTTCGATTGTAATAGTACATGCTGTGGATGCATGATTATTTCTTAAACTTAAAAGTTTAATATTTCTATAAGTTCCAGCTGCTACTCCCGTCATATCAATTATATTCGTAGTGGTTGCAGTTGTTATACTTGCTAAATTTGTACGCCCTGGAGTAAATGTAGATCCGTTTTTATCCATCCAGGATACGTGGACTTCGATATCTGCGGCTTGTCCAGTAACCACTCTTAAAATATCTGTCGTAGATTGAACTATTAACATTAAAATTGCCTTCCATAAACAACTACATGATATGATGCTGGATCTTCTTGAACAGCAGTTGTGGCAGTATAATCATAACATTCTATTTCAAAAGAACCAACTCCAAAAGTAGCAAACCTTATCATAGCTGTTTTCCAATCTGTTACAGCTATATTAGCATTCACACGTTGAACTGTTGCAACAATTGAATATGATATACTTGCCATATCAACATTAATATTAAAAGTTGCTCTACCAGCGCCAGTATCAGTAACACTAGTCATATTATAGGATGCTATTAAGTTTCCAGTAACTCCAGCTCTAGCCCAGGCTTTTGATGATCCTGGATGATAATGTTGTCTACCAGGGGTTACTAAAGTTGTTAAACTTTCTGCTCCCTCTACTATTGTACGAAGGGCTATTATTCCATTTGTTGGGTACTCTCCACCATTAGCATCATAATGATGCCACTTTCCCTCTTCATCATAAATAAGAAGCTCCCCAGCAAGTAATGTTGCTTTTATTAATGTTTCTGTGTTAGTTCCATCCTCATGTGTTACAGTAACATCACAAGATGTAGATGCATGGTTATTTCTTAAACTAATAAACTTTGCTCTTCTCTGTACACCAGATGCTGGAGAACCAAGTATGGTTGTAGTAGTTGCACTGATTATACTTGCAGTATTAGTTCTTCCTGGAGTTACAGTTCCGGCATTATTTTCAGCCCAAGAAACATGAGATTCTATGTCGGCTGCGGCACTAGTAATGACACGAAGAAGATCAGAAGTTCCAGCTAATTGTATCATTATGCGGCATCTCCAAGACAAATAAAACAATAGGCGTTTGGATCTTCTTGAACATGAGTAGTAGCAGTTCCATCATAAACCTCTATTAAAGCCCCAGCCGCTATTTGTGAACCGAATCTGATGTTACAATATTTTAAGTTAGTTGCTGTAAGAGATGTTGATGTTCTTTCAATTAATGCTTGTAAACAGTAGTTGGCATTGGCAAAGTTTTCGACAAAATCAAAAGACATTTGACCAGCAGCCGTATCTGTAATTGATTCTAGATTGTATCCATCAACTAATAATGGGACGCCATTGATCATTTTTATAGATGCCCAAGCTTTTACTATTCCTGGATGATAACGCATTATTCCTGGAGAAACTCCTACAACAAGACTTGATGCAGATTCCATTTCTGATCTCGTAGCCATAGCTACAGAGCGTTGATACTCATTTCCACTTGAATCAAAATGATGCCATTCACCCTCACTATCCATAATTAAAGCTTCACCAGCTAATAGAGTTACTTTTATTAAAGTATCAGCATTTGTACCATCAGTGTGATCTACAGTGATATCACAAGATGTAGAAGCATGATTGTTTCTTAAACTTAAGGATACAACTCTTCTTTGTATATTTGCTGAAGGAGAGCCAACAATAGTGGTTGTTGTTGCTGTTACAATGCTGGCTGTATTAGTTCTGCCAGGAGTTATAGTTCCAGCATTATTATCTACCCAAGATGCATGAACTTCAATATCAGCCGCTGCACTAGTAACAACTCTAATGAGATCACTAGTTCCAGTAAGCTGCAACATTAATTATGAACCTAGGAAAGTTAGTTCCCAATCAACCTGTAAAGTATCTGCTGTACTAACATCAACGGCTGGAGTAATCTGGGCATAGGCTAATAAATCCCAGGAAGCTGGAGTAATGTTATTTGCTAAACCGGCCTCATCGATTCCAGTAGCATTTAAATCACCGGCCTCAAAGGTTGATCTATATTGAGTTACATTATCATTAGCAGCACCAAAAGTTCCCTTAACTTTAGGGTAAGTAGAATCCATAAGTTCTGGAGTTCCAGTAGGTGTATTAAGAACTGTATTAGCTTTTGGTGTAGTTCCAGTCCATCCAGTTCCTACTTGAATATACCCGTTAGTTCCATCTACTTTTACCCTGGCTGGTGTATGTGCCATTATATCAGCAATCATAGCATCGCCCTCATCGGTGACAATATTATGATTGATAGAAACCATTGGACTTCCGTTTAATCCAAGAAGTCTTTGAAAGAAATTAGGTGCTCTTCGTTTGATTTGCCCATCGGGTCCAAATACTGTAACTGTTAATTTTCCCTTTATTTTTGATCTACTTCTAAGACCTTTTGTACGTGTATTAGCTTTGATCATCGTGTTTTTTCTCCTAAAAGACATAAATTTAGCAAGTAGTATCCGCTTTCGCAGAATGACCTTTAGAACCCTAAAGCTACTTGCTAAAGCTAATCATGTTCATAAACATTTTCTAAGTATCCTGGTAAATGTCCCTTAATTGGAGCGGCAAGTCTTTTTCCTCTCCAAGGAAGCATTTGATCTAAAAGTTCTATATCTCTGTCTAAAGACTTATCTTTACTTCTAGCAGATTCAAGATTAGAATAAGCTATTTCAGCATCACGCCAAGAGTTAAAATTCCATGAAGAATTTTCTAATGATCCTGATTTAATTATAATAGATGCTTGAAGTAATATCGGCCAAAGATCACCCTCTTCAATTACAGGAGGTTCTGGAAATAAGAATACTATAGTAGGGTTTCTATAGGCTTCATGAGAATCATCTAGGAGATACTTGTAATTCCATCTAGGCATCAAAAGCTCAACTGCTCCATATAAGGCCACAGTTAGCCACTCATCAAGGTATCTATAGGATGCAGGTTCAGTATCTCCTAGATGTAATCTTAAACGATCAATATACTCAGTTAAATCTGTTGTTGCCATTAACTCTCCTGCTTCTCAGCTTCTAATTTAGCGGGCAATACAAATTCTAATTCACTTAATCTTGCTCTAATGGCATCAAGTATTTTTTCTGACTTTTCCATGTCCTCTGCCTTCTTTAAAATACGAAACGCCGGAGCAGGCGCAGTAAATTTGTTAAGTCTATTCTTTAAAGCTAAGAATGGCTTATTTAATAAATCTAGAATTTCTTCATCACTTATTTCATTAACTGATTTAGGTCTTATATCCTCTTCAGGAAGCTCTGGAATAGGAATCTCTCTAAGGTTTCCTGACGTAAAGTGTGTAACATTCATACGTCTAAAGAAAACATCCTCTTTCACATTCCAAGTACAAACAGTTATTTTTTCCTGATCTTCGGGAAGTGATGGATCACCTTCAATTACAATCCCCTCCGGCTGTCCTGAAAAGGGATTAAGAACTGTTACAAAGACCTTACCCAAAATAGTTTTTTGATATTTCCTGTATGGTTTACCGACCTGCATTGCTGAATAACTTTTAGGGTCAAACACAGTGACCTCTGTTTGAGATTGAACCTTCATATTTTCCTCCCATTTGTAAAGTACCTGGGGGGAGAGATTATTACCTCCCTCCCCCCTTATCTAAATTAAAATTAGCTAACGTTTCCTAGGACATAGATACCCTGAGCATTATCAATTATCATTCCAAATTGCTGATAAAGCTCTAGCATCCACTGAGGAGGTGTTGGATTATTATCAACCCATTGCTTTGATTTAGCTTCTCCGTAAGTAATAAATTCTCCAACTTTCTCTCCAATAACAAGAACTTTATCGGTAGGAATCATTGTCTTGTAATCTTCAGGATTATCCCAGATTTGCTCAATTGCTAGAACGGGGACTCCATAATATCTTCCAAGCCATCCTGTTTGCCAAATTTGTCTAATTAGATCTGGGTCATATCCGGTTGTTGAACCATCTGACCAAAATGCACCAAATTTAGTAATAGGTGTAACTGCGGCTCTTGCTCCAACAATCAATCTTGCTCCAGGAGTTGTTTGATTGATTCTATTAATAGCATTTTCTAGAGAAGTTGCAGTTATTGGACCACCAACTGACGTATAGTTATTAGGAGTATTTGTTCCATTCCAAATTGTGGATAGTGCAGTAAAAACTTTGTTAACAAAATAGTCACGAAGCTTTGCCCGCATCTCGTTGGTTATTTCCGCAACTGAGCCAATCTCACCACGCTCCAACTCCCATTCATTGTAGGTAACTTTAACATCACCCCCGTCAAGAATGAAGTTGATTCTATCAGAAATTGTAATTTCACTTGCTAGATGAACTGATCCAGGAACAAGAGTTCTAACCTTGATTCCCTTGCGAACTTTCTTTACAAGTAAATCTCCAGGTTCTAATGCTCTTGTGTCAAGAAGCAGACTTAAAATTTCTGTAGTAAGATGGCTAGGCTGTAGGAATTCAACCAATACCTGAGCAAATGCTTCCCTAGTTTCATTGCTAGGGTTACGCATTAATGCCGCCAAAGCTTCCTTATATTTATCGCTCATAGTAATATATTACCTCCTATTAATTTAGCCTAGGCTTACGGCTGGAATGTTCTGACAGTCAATGACCACTCAGATACATCAAATCTTTCAACAACACCAACAGCGCCAGTAGCAGATGCAGAATACTTAGCCTTTCCACCTTCACCGGCACCATCATCAGTGTCATTTGCAGCAATAACATAATTTCCAGGAGTTCTTAATCCAACATTATAAATAAATAGACCAGATGGGATTGTAAAAACTCCTCCAGCAAATGCAATAGCTGGGAACCCAGATGGGATTGCCACACCATTCTTTTGTCCAGGCCATGTCAAATGCACAGCTGTTGGATCAAATGGAAGATTGCCACTCTGATCAAATCCTCCTCTCCTCAAAGAGTATGGCAATGAAGGAGTAGGGATATAAAGAGGAAGTGACTGGTTGGGGACAATCCAAGTAACCACATAATTAGCTCTAGCAGCTTGGGCTGAGTTTTTAGGTCTAATAACTCCCGGAAGATCAGTTCTACTTCCAAAATCGTGTGACCCCGCGATGTTTTCAGTTAAGAGAACAAAGCGTCCTTCTACAGTGTCCTCACAAACTACAACACCTAAGATGTCGCTATACTTATTGATCTCCATTGTAAAAATTCCTCCTAATTATTTCTTAGAAAGCTCTTCTCTGAGCTTCATGGCAATTTCTTTAGGTGTGAAATCCTCAGGTTTTCCGCTAAGATTCGGAAGGTTTCTATCACCTAATCTTCTAGTAGATGCGCTTGATGACGAATCTCTCTTAGAAAATAGTGCAAATTCTTGAATAACATATGAAAGTTGATCTGTACTCATAGACAATAGCTGAGCTGCTCTGGCATCATCAGTAAAATAATCCTCAGGAAGTTCAATTCCAGCATCTTCAAACATTTTCTTTATTGAAGCAACTTTAGCCTCTTTTTCAGCCTTAGTATCAATGTCAGCCTTGAATGCAGCTAAAACATCGTGGGCCTTTTGTAAATCAGATATCTGGTTAGTTAATGTTTCTAAACTTCCCTTTAAAGTTTTATTTTCTTCAGTTAAAGCAGCAAAATCAGCCTGAAGTTTTTCTAGTTCTTTCTCATCCATTGGGGATTTGCCCTCCTTATTTATTGACGCCATAGATAAAATTGGAGTTCTGCCATTGTATGCAGGAAGTCCTACAACTGTAGCAGCAGTTAATTGGGTATCTTGCAGACTCTCAATACCTTCATCATTTATCGAATCTTTATATAATATTTCCCAAGAAATTTGCGGCTTTTCTCCAGCAGAACTCATATCCTCCAGAATTTTTACTTCCTCGGGATATTCCCTAGACCAAAGAGCGGCGATGCCCTCTACTCGATTCTCACGCTCTATAAGTCCAGTAATAGTTCCAATAGGTACAGAGAATTCATGTCCAGCTCTTATAAGTCCCTGAGCCATTTTGATTGGCATATATAGCCCACTTTTTATAAGATTTGGAAACTCATCTTTTGGAACTCTTTGGTTATTAATATTAGGACCATCATCTGTCAAAATAAATTTAATCCATTTAATGGTTTTATTCAATGACAATGATGCCATTAACTCCTTATATTCATCCTCTTCATCTATTTTTAATTGTACAATATTTGATAAAATGTTGTGTATTTTCATTGAAAAAATCCTACTTTAATCCTCTTTTTCAGGATTTCCACCACGGCTAGAAAGAAGTCTTCTAGCCTTTGCCTGCAATCTAGCTTTAAGATCGGGCGAAATTCCTTTCATTTGTGGAATTCTTGCTATAGCATTGCGTAAATGTGGTAAATCTACAGTTCCTTCTTTACTTTTATAAGGCAAATGTCTCAAACTTCTTGGAACAGTTTTGCCCTCAGAATCCTTTTTTCCTCCTGATTCTACATATAAAAAGGCAGAATCCGGCAAGTCATTAACATAAGCTGTAGTCCAAACGGCAGATTCTTCAAATGTAATTTCATTGAATGCCTCAATAGCATCACCAACAGTTTCAATTACATTAAAAATTGAAAGTTCTTCCGGACTAAACTCAGTATCATCTGAGGCTTTACCTCTCTTTTCAGCCTCTCTAGGAGTCATTCCATGACGTTTAAAGTAACTGATTGCACATATTCTTTGAGCAGTATCTAAAGGCCGCCCTCTGGCAACCTCACTTTTAACACATTCCTTGTATTCTTTAGGCATTATTACCTCCTAATTTTTACTTTTTTTCTACAGGGCGTTTATTCGATTTATTTGGCTGTTTACTGAAAGGAATTGGAGCAAATTCATCTAAATTCAATTCTTTGAAAGTATCTTGCTCTTCTTTTCTCTTTTCCAACTGCTCGTATAAATCAAAACCAAAGGCAGCATCATAATCTTCTCTTGAGAGATTTCCTGATTCATATAGAGCCTGTAATCCTTCAATAAAGACTGAAACAGCCATCATATTAATTGGCTTAAATTTTATAGAAAACTCATTAGCCCCCAACTTATTGTCTACTATTATTATATCAATAATCTTCCTTAGAATGGGTAGTAAAGTTTCTCTAATTCTTTCCATTGTTTGTATAGGAGATACAGTAGCTATATCTGGATCAGATGCAAAAGATCTTTCAGTTTCTCCTGTTACTAGTATTCTTGGAAATCCCAAAGCCATTGCAATATCACTATTAACATTTTTATATTTCTTTTCATCTAATAAAGCAGTAACTTCTGGAATAACCCACTCTATTTCAAGAGTATGATTCCCAAAAATTTGAAAAATTCTTTCTAGTTCTGTGCTATCGGCAGCCTCTCTCCAAAGCATTTCTTTCTTCAGTTTTTCTAATTGATCCTCATTATCTTCAGTTAGTGGATATTCATCATTGCCCAAAGTTATTTTCTGTATTGCTGTAATAACTCTAGATGCCAATGAATAATCCATTCTTCTTAGGTTTCTCTTATGTTTTAGAGATTCTATTGCCGGATGAAGATATGGAACTGGATAAGGACTTCCAGTAATTACATTATATCGAATAATTAAAGGATTATTTAAAAGTACTTTTTGTTCACCCTCCTTAACTTTTTTAATAAATTCTGGCATTTCCTTTAAAAGATACTCATATAATTCAATATCTTCGCTTTGATCACTGTATCGCCCCTTATTCTCAATAAAAATTCTTAACTCTTCTGGAATATTAATAAAATAAGAAACCTTGCCACCGATTAAAGGTTCCTTAATTGTCACTTCTGCAGGATCACGTAACCACATATCAGTAGGCAGTTGAAGAGTTTCAAATCTTTTTATTCCAAGATCCTTTAACTCTTCTTTATCAACTCTGTTAAACTGAATTTCTGGAATAACTAAGCCAGAAATTAAATATTCTAAACCGCAGGTTTTCATAAAAGACATTAACTTTGGTTTAATGGCCTCTATAACATCTTTTGCTGCATCTCTTCCCTTTGATACACGAAATGTTAAATTATTCAGAGCCAAATCAACAATTTTATTTATAACAATAGATGCAATAGGATCGTGTTTATAAAAGTATCTACAATCTCCTACAAGATCCTTCCATTTTTTATCTTTTCCTAATTCAAATCTATCCACAGTTTCTGGAATCCATGGACTAGAATTAAACTTTGTTGCTCCTATATTATTATAAATATAAGATGCTTTAGCTAATTTAATTGGAGTTCTAGTTTCATCAGGCATTATCTCATACCTCCGTTTAAAATCTCTCTACGAAATAACCAAGTTGGTGTATATAAACGTTTAGATTTAGGTTTGTTTTGTGTAGCATCTTTTACTATGTAGTGAGCGACCATTGCTGATAAAAGGGCCGATGTGTGGTGATCTTCTCCACGCTCTCCTCCTCTAGGAGTTAAAGTTCTATAAACAATTTCTCCTGATGGAGTTTTTGTATAAGTAACTCTTTCTAATTCTGATATAAAATCATAATCAGTTGAGGAATAAACAAGTTTATGTGAGTTGGTATATTCTTGAGCCAATGAAACAGCAAATGGTTTCATTTTAGTTTTAATTTCTTCGCCATCTGAGTTAGTACCAAGAATAATCCATCCTGAGTAGTCTACCGGAATCATTCTTTTCTTATAATCTTTATGTAAAAATTCGTCAGATTCTAACCAATCTTGTACAACAGGTTTACCAGGGCCTCCAAAGTCTACTCCAATAATATCAAATTTTCCGAACTTGTCATCAATAAAATCAAATAACTTTTTTTGTAATGGATACGTAACCTTAGATAACTGAATTCTTGCATGATATTTTAGTAAACCATTCTTGGAATACAAAATATGAATCGCTGTGGGTTCGGTATAACCTAAGTCAATTCCAACAAGAGTATAATCATATTTTTCTGAAATAGCCGGAATACCGCTCAATTTTGTATAAATTTGTTCAGAATTAGTTATAGCTATACCGTCTATCATGACTTTAAAAACAGGATAAACATCAATTTGCATTAGATTTCTATCAAATACAGCAAAAACTGGAACTCCATGTTCTCCTAAAACTAAGTGAATATAATCATCAGAATCCGCTCCACCATACTTTTCAAGATTTTCTTTTTCATCTTTTTCTGTATATCTAGGATTTTCATGAGCAGAGACTCTATGTTTCTTATAGTTAGTATCCTGTTGATCTACATAATAAAGAACATTTTTATCTCGAAGTCCAGTAGGAACTCCAGACACAATTCTTCTAAATCCTTTTTCCCATGTATTTAATGTGGGCTGAAACTCTATCCATGTTCCCCAAGGATAAAGACCGGCCTCATCTAATATTTCAAACGGACTATGTAAACCAACAACATTAGCTCCAGTTCCAGTTGTACCGGCTATTCTACATATTAAATCTGTATGATTTAGCAATTTAATGGTATGATCGGATGAGTTAATTCCTTTCTTAGGATCGATAAAGTTTCTTAGTAGTGTATTTGATCTAAATAACCTTGTAAGATTAGTAAATACAGGTTCAAGATGTGCCTTGTTTGGCACAGTATAAATTATGTAATCATTTGGGAATATTTTGTTGATTAATATCCAAACCATTAAATCTGAAAGAGACACAGTTTTACCAACAGCTCTTCCACAACAAAGCTCAGAATATTCTGCAAAATCACAAAGAACTTCTCTTTGATATATAGAATATTCCCAGACATCTTCTCTCTCTGTTTTATCAAAGTTAGCTATAAATTCTCCAAGTAGTGCTGGATTTCTAAATATTTCTAATAAATATAAATCTTGGTTAGATAATTTTTCAATTAAAGGCATATATATTCCTCTGGGAGAATTAATTTTATATTATTATCCCCTATAAGCCATTCGTTAGCATCTGTATAATCTCTAGCAATCCCAGCTAAGATGGATTCATTAGGAGTAAGTGTATATTTATTTATATAAAAGCATGGAACTCCAAGTCTAGTTCCACCAATTATAATCATTCGACCTAAAATTGAATTAATTCTTTTATTAATGGAGTCTCCTAATTTTACTTTTACATCTGAGGAGATAGTTATAGACATTATTTTTTATTCCAAAAGGCTATAATTTTTAATTCATCTTTTCTTGAGTCTATTTTTAATGATCCAGGAAGAATTAAATCATTAGTTAAACTATAGTCATTGCCATTGAATGGTATAAGATATTTTTCTTGGGCAAAAGGTCCTCCCCACTTGGTCAAATAATATCTTCTATTATTTTCAAAAAAATGAGAATTAGATCCTCCAGATCCCTGATGAATAGTTCTACTCCAAAAATGAAAGAATACGGCATTTACCATGTAGCAACCTTTGCACTTAGAATTAACTCCACGTCTTACATAATCATTATCTTCAAAGTAAGCTGGATAAAAATTAACATCATTATAGCCAATCTTATCGAATACAGATTTCTTATATAAGCATAAATTATGAACTTCAGGAAAACTATCATGTACAAAGTCCATATCATTAGGCCATCCAGAGTGGACTTTCCAAGGTTCACCAGAATCAAATGCATTAAACTTTAATACATCACTATGAAACCACTTCTTAGTTTCTGGATACATTCTAACCAGGGTCTTAACATCAAATTGAGATGCACCAATCCATTCATAATCAGTAGTTCTTGCTTGCTTAATAAGTATATCCAATGCATTTGGATATACAACAACATCATTTCCCATAAAAATTACTTCATCATAGTTATTTTCTTTCCAAGCAAAATCATAAATATCATTGCAAGAATAAGGAAAGCCCATATTTTCAGTATGAACTATAAATTTTATGTCTTCCTCAGAAAAGAGCCAATTCAAAGTTTCAGAATCACCGGGCTGTCCTACGACTAAAAAAATATCCACAGGATACGTTACAGTTTCTCTAATTGACTTAACCGCCAACTTGGTAAATTCAGTATTTCCAAAAGTTACAATTCCTACCAAAGTTTTATTCATTCCTATCTCCCATTAAACGCTGTTTTACATAATCTTTCATTAAATATTTACAGCCACTCCCCTGAAAATGCAAAGAATTAAATCTAATTAATTCTCCGAGTCTATTTCCGTATGGAATATTATTAACAAAGGTAATTTTTTTAATAGAATTTTCCATATCAAAAGAATCGTCCACATTTATATTATGATCATATGTCGAA